GCGGATCCCGACAGCCGATCCGCCAGTGAGCGGGGCGGGAGCGCGAAGCGCGAAAAGCCCCGTGAACAAGGTCGGCGTCATCTGGCGGACAACAGCCAAGTAAGCGACAAAGCCGCAAGGAGCGCGAAGCGCGGGCGGCTTCGAGCGCACGGCATTTCAGGATGCCTTTTCTTCCTCACCGCGCGAAGCGCGGCAGCGAAAAACCGGCAGGTTTTTCAAGACTCTGGAAAATATTTCCTTTCGCCAAACCTCGGCAGACCCTCCACGTGATTCGAGGCCAGCGCAAAGCGCGGCCTTATCCGCCTCCCGTGCAAGCAAACCTTCGCGGCCCGTTCCCCCTGCCACGAGGCGGACGCACTCGCAAGGGCGGCCGCCTTCTCCTCCCTGCGCGCTCCAACAAAAAACACCCCCACAGCCAAGCAGGCCGGGAGCCGTCGCGACACGACAAATCGGGCTCTGGAAATCCACCTTTTTAAAAGGATAACAGCCCGGGAGCCTTTCCCTCCAACCCGCCTTCCGGGTTCGGGAAGGGGGGCTTCCCCAAACCCACCCCTTCCACCCCCACACATCTATGCTCGACCTTACCCAGAACATCCATGGCCGCCTTGTGCAGGCCCGGCCCGACGGCGTGGCCGACTTCGTGGACGCCGAAGGCCACCTGTGCCGCGCGCAGGACGTGAGCGGCATACTCCGGCTGAATCAGGCGCTGAGGAGCGAGTCGGCGCGGCGTTGCGGTTTCCGCCCGGCCCCGGTTTTCCGGCGCGTGGCGAGCATCCCGCTTGCCGTGGTGGACATCGCCAAGGCGCAGGGCCTCGACCTCCTGCGCGACCCGGAAGCCCTTCGCCGCTTCCTGAACGACCGCGACAACGCCGCGTTCCGCACCACCGAAGAGCGGGTCTGAACCCCCGCGCAGAGGCGGCGACTGTGGAAAACGAAACGCCCACTAGCCCGCCCCGACTGTGGAAAACGCTTGCCGCGCTGGCCCCGCGCCATGGGGAAAACACCTGCCGCTCCTCCGCCGGGCCAATGTGGAAAACAAAACGTCTGGGCCAATGCGGAAAACAAACGCCAGCCCTGGCCGATGCGGAAAACGGAAACCCCGCCTTTCCCCGGGCAGTGGGGGGGGGAGCCCGGCAGGCGCTGGCCCCGCGACTGTGGAAAACGCGGCTGGTACGGCAGGCGCTGGCCCCCCCGACTGTGGAAAACGCCCCGCGCCTTTCCCTCTCACCCCCGAATGTGGAAAAACGCCCCGCCGCCGCGCTGGCCCCGATGCCCGGCCTTTTCCGCAATGCCCGGCGCAGGCGGAACCCCCATTTTCCCTCCCCATTCCCCATTTCCCGGGCTTCCCTGTCTTCGGTCGAAGCCCCCATGTTCCCCCGAAAAAGACCCCCATTCGGCTGAAATCGAACCCCCATCCGGGAGTCGAAGCGCCGAAAAACCGCGCCGCTGGCCGCTTTTCAGCCTCAGTGCGGAAAACAGATCGATTCCGATATCCAACAATCACAGGAGTCTGCATGATAAGCTTTCAGGATTACGCAGGCCTCAAGGCCGCCGTGGCCGACTGGCTGGGGCGCGACGATCTGACCGGGCGCATCCCGGATTTCATCGCGCTGGCCGAGCGCCGCATGGCCCGTGAATTGCGCCTGCGCATCATGGAGCGCCGCGCCGAAACCGAAGTTCAGGCGGGTCAGCGCCTTGTGCCGCTCCCGTGGCGGCGCGAGCCCGGCCGCTGGGACGTGTTCCTCGAAATGCGCGACCTTGTGTGGCAGGGGCGCGACGGCCACCGCCGCGACCTGCCCTACCTGCCGCTGGACGGCTCCGCGCTGAGCCGCCAGCCCGGCGAGCCGCACGGCTTCAGCATTGCGGGCCGCGACCTCGTGCTGATGCCTGCGCCTGCCGAACCGGGCCGCCTCCTGCTCTGCTACTACGCGGAGCCCGCGCCCCTCGGCCCGGCCCAGCCGGACAACGAGCTCCTGTTCACCGCGCCCGACCTCTACCTCTACGGCTCGCTGGTGGAAAGCGCGCCGTACACGCGCGGTTCGGCCCCGCTGGAGCTGTGGGAACGCTTCTACGCCACGGCCCGGGCGCGGGTGCAGGCCTCCGAAGAGCGCGGCCGCTTCACCTCGAACCTGAGCATGAGGCCCACGCGCCGCATCTAAGCCGCCGGGGGAAGGAGCCGGGGGATAGAGCAGGGGAAGCGTGGGGAAAGGGCGCTGTACGAGCCGCCAAGGAGCCGCCGCTGAGCCTCGCGTCTCGCGCCTGCGGGACCCCATTCGGGCGTCTCGAACGGCGGGACTTCCTCCCCAGAATCCCCCAAAATGGAACCCCCATTCGGGCGGCGCGGCTCCCGGATTTCACGCCACGAGACCCCGGCGGAACCCCAAAACGGAACCCCCATTCCGCAGTGGAGCGTGTCGCTAGCCAGTCCCCACGTGCCCCCCATTCCGGGCGGCGCAAGGGGCCGTGCACCCGAGGCTGAACCCCCATTCCGGCCCTTGTGTGGAACCCGCGCCCAGCCCCAACGGAACCCCCATTCCTCCCGGCAGACCCCCATTCCACCGGAACCCCCACGGCCCGGGAGGCGTTTGGTGCTCTCCGGCCAAAGCCCGGGCGTCCCCCCTCACGGGCCCGGTACATTCCCGGCCCGCCATGCACGGGAGACCCCCACGGCCTGCCCCTGTCCCACGGGCCCGCGGCACGCGCGGCTGATCCGTTCAACAATAAAAAAAGGTAGGATTTCATGAGCTTGAGCAATTACGGCGAAGACGCCGTCCTCAGACTTGTGCGGGAAGCGGCCCCCTTCTGGCTGGCCCTGTTCACCGATATCCCCGCCGACGACGGTAGCGGCTCCGAGATAGAAGGCGGCGGCTACGTGCGCCAGCCGGTGACGTTCGGCGCGCCTTCCGGCGGGGTCATGGCCAACGCCACGGCCATCGAGTTCCCCACGGCGGCCTCGGACTGGGGCACGGCGCTGGGCTGGGCGCTCTTCGATGCCCCGCAGGGCGGCAATCTCTGGTGGAGCGGCACCGTGGAAGTGCCCAAGGCCCTGTACACGGGCGACATCTACCGCGTGAACCCCGGCAGTCTCCAGCTTGCCATGGATTAGGCCGTGTCTGCGTTCTTCGATATCTTGCCCCCGCCGCAGAGCCTCGAAACGCTGGACGAGTGGGGCGCGCTGGACAGCCTGCCCGCCTCGCTGGACAGCGAGCTCTGGCAGAGCGCCGGGCTCTACGGCCTGCGCATAGCGGAAAGCGCCCACGCTTCCGGGCGGGCGCGGCTGGCGTACACGGTCGGCCTTGCCGGGCGGCTCCGGGCCGCAAGCGGCGGTTCCCTGCGCAGTCTGGTCGAGCTCGACCTGCGTTCGGAAGGCCGCACCGGCGGCGGGCTCAGCCTGAACTTCGGGCTTCCGCAGGCGCTTGGCGGCGGCGCACGCACGGGCGGCCTGCTCGTTCTGCGCTTCAAGGGCTGGGACTGGAAGGCCGCGCCCCTCGCCGTGCAGAGCTGGACGGCCCCCGCACACATCACAGCGCTCTGGCATGAGCCGGAGCCGGAAAGGAGATCGGCATGGCGCTGAAAACAGTGACGCTTCCCTTCGGCCCGTGGGAGCCGGACGCCGCCCGCCTTGGCGGCACGCAGTCCTGCGACGTGCGGGGCGTTCTTCCTGCGGCGCGGGGCTGGCGGCCCTTCCCCGGGCTTTCGCCCTTGCAGTACGCGGCCCTGCCCGAAGCGGCGCGCGCGGCCTTTTCCTGCCGCGAAGGCGAGGCCCTCACCACGCTGGCGGCCACGGAACACGGGGTCTTCTCGCTGGAGAACGGCCAGTGGGTGCGGCGCTGGAGCGGCGAGGCCGTGACCGCCGACCGCGCCTTTGCCGAGTACGGCGACAACGTGTTCGCCCTGTTCGGCACCCAGCTCATCCGCACGCGGCTGTCAGGCGGCAACCCGCAGGACTTCGAGCTGGTGGAAGGCGCTCCGCAGGCCGGGGCGCTGGGCGTGGTGCGGGATTTCCTCTTCCTCGGCAGGCTGGCCGACGAGCCGCGCGGCGTGCGCTGGTCGGGCCTCGACCGCCCGGACGAGTGGCCGGAACCCGGCTCCGACGAGGCGCAGTACGTGCAGTCGGATATCCAGATATTCCCGTCCGGCGGCCGCGTGCAGGCGGTGCTGGGCGGCCTTGGCGGCGCGGACGGCCTGATCTTCCTGGAGCACGGCATAGAACGGGCCACCTACGTGGGCGCGCCCTACCTGTTCCAGTTCGACCACGTGGACAGGCGGCGCGGCCTGCTGGCCCCGCAGAGCGCCGTGGACTGCGGCGGCCTGTGCTGTTTCCTGAGTACCGACGGCTGGTACGCCACCGACGGCACCAGCGTGAAGGCCATCGGCCTCGAACGCGTGGACCGCTGGTTTTTCGAGAACTGCGACAGCGCCCGCCTTGCCGAAACGCGCGGCGTGTACGACCCGCGTCAGCGCGTGGCCCTGTGGACCTTCGCCTCGCCCATGGCCCCGGCCGACAGCCACGACAGGGTGCTGGTGTATTCGCCGGAGCTGGACCGCTGGAGCTGGGCCGAACTGGCCTGCGAACTGCTGTTCCCGGACTGGACGCGCGGCTTCACGCTGGAAGAGCTGGACGTGTTCGGCTCGCTGGACAGCCTGAGCTTCGGCCTGCTGGACGCCGCCAGCCTGCGCCACGGCCAGCTTTCGCTCTTTGCCTTCGATGCCGCGCACCGCTTCTGCTCCATGGAAGGCCCGGCCCTCGAAGCCCTGCTGGAAAGCACCGAGCACAGCGCCGGGCGCGTGTTCCTGCACGGCTTCCGCCCCCACGCGGACAGCGCCGTGGCCGAGGTGATGCCCCTGTTCCGAACGCGGCTCATGGACGTGCGCCGCGCCGGCCCGTGGAGCCGACCCGACCGCGAAGGCCTCTGCCCCCAGCGCCTTTCGGCACGCTGGCTCTGCGCCCGTATGCGCATCCCCGCCGGGCAGAACTGGCGGCACGCCACCGGGGTGGAGGCAGTGTATGAAGGGGAGGGGTAGGGGAAGACCCCCCTTCCGAACCCCGGGGAGTCGTGGGGCCGTAGCGGTGCGCCCTGCCGGAGGAAAGGTGTGATTCCCCGCCGGGAGCGGCTTTCAAAGGAAATTGCCCTTTCGAGGGAGCGTGTAAGGCGAAGGTCGCGCTGGCGGCGGGAGCAGGGGAGAGGGGGGAAGAGGCGGCGTCCGAGTGCCCCCTTCCCGAACCCGGGAGAGTCGGAGCGCCCCGGCTCTCGGCCCTTGTTACCTTTTAAAAGGAAGGCCTCCAGAGCCTGATTTGTCGGGGAGCGAGGCTCCCGGCCTGCTTGGCAATCAGCTTTCCTGTTTTTAGAACGTGTCGCCCTCCGGGCAGGGGAAGGCGGGTGCTGCTTGGGGCTGCCGCCCCACGGAGCACCCCCTTCCAACCCCCGCCGGCAACCCCGCTGGCTCTCGTATTTGCTCGGACCTCGCTCTGGCCCGGTCGATTTTCAGGGAAAATCGACGCGTACCACAAGCCGCTCGGCAAGCGCCACCACGACCTTCCTTCGAGCTTTGCACGTACTTGAGGGCGGCTTGCAAGCCCTCTGTTTCCGGGAGAAGAGCTTCGCTCCACCGGCACGTTGGGCAAGGTTTTCAGCCGCAAAGGGTCGGGCAGTGGCGCGGCGGGTTGCCTGCTTGGCCGCGCTGGGAAGAGCCCGGGGCCGCTGTGCGCGTAACGCAAAGGGCGAAAGAAGGGCGGTGGACAGTGGGGCTTGAGGCGGGGGGGGGACTTGTGAGTGCCGGGGCTTCCGGCTCGTGGGCTGGGGACAAGGACGCCGGAGCGAGGAGGGGGACGCTGGAAGAGCTTCGGAATGTTATCCGTGAGTGCCGGAGCTTTCGGCCCTCATGCAGGAGGCAAGGAGGGTGGAGGGAGGAGAGGGGCGACGGGAAGTTAGCCGTGCTTGTGCGGGGTGGCCTGTGAGCCGGGGGCAAGGACGCCGGGCGGATCGGGTTCGCGTTGGATGAGAGTTCACGTTTTCCGCGCTTTGTTGCTTTCTTGTCAGTTTTCCAGCCTCTCCTTTCAAAATTTTTATGTATCTAACTTTAAAATTTCCTCCTTTTCCTTCCACGTTTCGGTTTTCTGAAATTTTCCGCGCCGAAGGTGCGGAGAAGCAGTCGCGGGGCGTCCGTCAGGACGCGCCGCGTATCGGGGGTGCAGGGGAATCATTCCCCTGCCGGGGTGCGGGGCAGGGCCCCGCATCTCTTCAATTCTCAATCCCATTCCTCTCTAATATCTAAACAATTCGAGGTGTTATGAGAAAGAAACTTGCTGAACACATTGCCGCCGCGCTTCACGACTGCATGGGCGCGGAGGGCACGCCGCTGTCGCAGGCCCGCGTGGCTCTGAAGCGCCGCTACCTTGGCCACGGCTACGAGGCCGACGCAGAGCGGCGCGAGCGCGGGCTTTCCACCTACGTCGACCGCACGGTCATGGAAACGGTGGAATGGGCCAAGCCGTGCCTGATGCGGATGTTTTCCAACGCCGAACTTCTGCGCTTCGAGGCGCGTTCGCCCGGGCAGGAACAGGCCGCCGAGGACGCTTCCACCTATATCAACCATCTGATTTTCAACAAGAATATTTTCCGCATTGTACACGATGTGCTGGCAGATGGCCTGTACCAGCGCCTTGGCTGGTGCCTTGTGCACGCGCCCGTGAGCCGGAGCCGCAGGATGCGCCGCCTTGCCGGGCTGTCGCGCGAAGAGGTGCTGGCCTTGATGCTCGACCCGCGACTCGCGCCGGATGCCGAGGGCGCGCCCGAGGTCAGCGTGACGCGCCGCGAGGAAGGCGACGCCGGGGCCGCGAACGACGCGCTTTCTCCGATTTTCGACGTTACGATACGGCGCACGGTGGAGAGCCGCGAGATACGGCTGGACCCGGTGCCCAGCGAGCAGGTGCTGATTTCCGGCGACGCGCAGGACGTGGAACACGCCCGTTTCATCGCGTTCTGGCAGATCCGTACCGCATCCGATCTGCGCCGCGAGGGTTGGCCTGAAACGCTCATTTCCATGCTTCCGGCCTTCGAGTCCGGCCGCGTGATGCCCGAGACCGCGACCGGCCGCGACGTGAACCACGCGGGGGCGATTTCCGCCCGGAACGAGGGGCGGAGCGCAGGCTTCGGAGCCGTGCCGCCCGGCCGTGAGTTCAAGATTTTCGAGGCGTGGTTCGACTTCGATATCGACGGCGACGGCGTGGCCGAAAAGGTGAAAGCCGTGTTCGCAGGCGAGGCGCACAACTGCGTGGTCATGGGCTGGGAAGAGTGGCCAATGTACCGTCCGCCTTTGTTTTCTGCCTGTTCCGTACCTCTTCCGCATCAGGTGGGCGGCCTGTGCGTGGCCGACCTTGTGAGCGACTTGCAGGACCTGCGCACCGAGGTGACGCGGCAGTATCTGGACAATCTGGCGCTGGCCAATCAGGGCGAGCTGGTGGTGAACGAAGGGCGGCTCGACGGCTCTGTGGAGTTCGATTCCCTGCTGGCGCGCGGGGTGGGCGCGGTGCATCGCATCAAGGGCGACGCGAGTATTACGCCTTTGCCTGTTTCGACCAGTTCAGCCGACGCGCTTTCCGGCCTTCAGATGTGCGAAGCGCTGGCCGAACGCCGCACGGGCATTTCGAGCCGCACGCAGAGCCTCGGCGAGGCCGCCCTGCCGCACACCGCCACCGGCGCGAGCATTGTGGAGGAGGCCGTGAATCAGCGCATGGAGCTGGTGGCGCGCGTGTTCTCGGAAACGTTCTTCAAGCCGCTGGGCCGCTACCTTCTGCACCTCTTGTACGCCTGCCGCGACAAAGGGCTGGAATTGCGGCTTTTCGGCCGCCCCATGGCCTTCGACCTGCACTCGTGGGACCCCGACATGGACATCGCCTGCTGTGCCGCCATGAGCGGGGCCAGCCGCCAGAAGCAGGTGGCGACCTATTCCAACATTCTGGAATTGCAGTATAAAATGCTGAAGGAACTGGGCCCGGACAGCCCCATCGGCCTTGCGCACCTTATCCACACCTGTCACAAGCTGGCCGAAGCCTCGGGCCTTGAAGCGCCGGAACGCTTTTTCGGCACGCGCGAGGAGGCCCGGCAGGCGCAGATGCGTCTAACTTTGCGCCAGCAGGCCGAAGCACAGGCCGGAGCCGCGCAGAGCCGCAACGCCGAGCAGGCCGGGCAGGCACAGCTCAGGATGCTGGCCGGAGTTCAGAACGCGAGGAATGTTCTGGAAAATCAGAAGCTTGCTCTGAAGGCGGAAGAACAGCGCGGCAAGCTGGCCCTTGAGGCCCGCAAGCTGGCGCTGGAAGAGCGGAAGGCAGGGTAGGGGAGTTGGGGGAACGCCTTCGGCGGGTGGGTCGGAGCGCGGGGCTCCGGGCCTTCTAACCTTTTAAAAGGAAGGCCTCCAGAGCCTTGGATTGTGTCGCGCAGGGAGGAGAAGGCGTCCGCTCTTGCGAGTGCGTCCGCCTCGTGGCAGGGGGAACGTGCCGCGAAGGTTTGCTTGCACGGGAGGTGTACAAGGCCGCGCTTTGCGCTGGCCTCTAGTCACGGGTCAGGACTGCCGAGGTTCGGCGAAAGGAAATATTTTCCAGAGTCTTGGATTTTCTGCCGATTTGACCTTCCCCGCTCGTTGGCCGCCACAGATGCTCGCCCGGCAAAGCCGGAGCTCGCGCGGCCACTCGCTATCAGCTCGCTACCGCTCGCGCCTCCGGCGGATAAGGTACGCGCTTCGCGCGGTGAGGAAGCAAAGGCATCCTGAAATGCCGTGCGCTCGAAGCCGCCCGGGCTTGCGCCCTTCTGGCGGCTTTGTCGCTTACTTGGCTGTTGACCACCAGATGACGCCGACCTTGTTCGCGGAGCTTTTCGGGCCTGCGGCCCTCCCGCCCCGCTCACTGGCGGATCGGCTGTCGGGATCCGCTTCGCGGCCCCTCCGTCCTAAAGCACCACGCCGCGCCGGGTTGCGGGAGGTTGTGGCTCCCGTTGGGAGAAGGGCGCCTGTAACCTTGTTCCGTTGATCTGGCGTCGTCGGCAACCTTGTTTCGTTGGTCAATGGCCTTTTGCACTCGTTTTATTTTACTTTTGTCTAAAATATTTTCCGCTTTCTTTTTACAAAGGAGAACGTATGAACTGGAATTTGGGAAATTTCGGATTTTTCGATGCCGACACCCTGAAGCGCGCCGCTCTTGCCGCTGGGCTTGGCGCTGGCGCAACGGCCCTGCTTCCCGAGGAAGCGGAGGGGGCAGTTCGCCCGGACATAGTAGGGGTCGTATCTAACGCCATAAAGGAAAAAAATTATAAAGGGCAGGTCGCAGGAACACTTGAAAGCCCTTTAAGCCAGCAAGCACTTGCTAACAGCTCTAAATATAAAGGGAATACAGGCTATTTTACAGAGCATGGACTCACGTGGCGTCATGAAAGCGACGGCTGGACTCCCGAGCAGATAGCAGAGGGATACAAGGGGATTTATGACTCACCTGATACCGTTGTTATCCCGAATGTCCTGGGCCAGAATCATACGGCTCAGGAAGCGCTTTGGAATCCCAACGGCCCGGGGAATCACTCATGGTATATGCCCATTGTCCCCCATAAAAAAGGCTTCAAGGGCGTAACCATATACGACCCTGAAACCTCACGAGTTGCAGATGAACTGAAAGGGCGCGGTTATTGGGAGGGCGGGTCAACTTCCTCCATCTTCACACCCTCGCTTGAGGAGGGGCTGGTGCAACCAGTTGGCAGCGGGACCCTTCCTGCTGTCAATAACGGCCCTTTCAATAACAGTTTACAGGAACAGCTTAAAAAGCTCAAGCTCCCTGCCGTGGGCGCAACTTCTGCCCTCGGTTCCGGCCTTGCCATGCCGGAAGGAGCGCAGGCCGCAGGGCCGGAGATGCCCCTGTCGTTCGGTGAGCCTTCGCAGTTGGCTGGGCTTGCCCGCCAGTTCGGGCTGGGTTCCCGCGGCGTGCTTGAAGGGCTGGGGCAGGGGATCACGCTGGGCCTTGGCGATCCCGGCAAGGGGCTTTCCGACCTCATGGGCCTGCCTGTTCCCCAGAACGAAACGGAGCAGGGCCGCGTGGGCCTGAACAGCGCTCTGGCCGGAGTGGCAGGAACCGGACTGCTGGGTGCGGGGCTGGCTAAAGCTCCCGGCGCTGTGGTCAGCGGGATAGGGCGCGGCCTGAGCTCTGACCCGGTGACGGACGTCTTTCTTACGCTTACCGATGAGAATTTCGACAAGATGCTCGAGTATGGCCATCACGTAATGGATTTGCTCGAGCAGTATGAGGACGAACTGGGCGACTGGTAAATTTTTTGCGCCTGCATTTTGCTTTTGTCTTAAAATGCCTTCCACTTTCTTTTTACATATGTTAAAATAGGCCCAACGCGGCAACGGCAGGGCGGATTCAGCCCGGAACGGGAAGGCGGCGAGCTTCGAACGAGCGAGGGCTTGCACAGCGTTCCCGGGAAGCCAGAGGCCGCCAAAGGAGGAGAATGAACAAGGATATCAAGAAGATGACCGTGCCCGAGGGCTGGGACGCCGAACTGTGGCTGTCCATTGCGCCCGAGGTTCGCGGCAAGGTGCTCGAAAAGTTCCGTGAGCACGAGCGCGGCTTTCGAGACAAAAGCGAAGCGGCTCTGCGTTCCCGCCGCGAGGTGAACGAGGGCATGGCGCGAATGCTGGGATCCATGCAGGCCGCGCACAAGGGCGCGCTTTCCCGCGTGGACTGGCAGGCGCTGGCCCAGCGCGACCCGCAGGCCTTCGCCCGACTGAACGCCACGGCTCAGGAACGCGGTCAGGCCGTGGACGCCCTTCGCGGTCGCGGTTCCCAGCTTCACAGGAATCTTGCCGCGCACGAGGCCGAACGCACCGCCCGCCGCGTGGCCAGCGAAGTTCAGGACGCCCTTGAAGCCGTTCTGCCGCGCATAGCCGAGCTTGTTGGCGAAGGCTTCGAGCGCAAGGCCTTCCGCGCAGAAATGGCACAATACCTTCAGTCGCAGGGGGTGCCCTTCGAGGCCGTGTGCGCCATGAGCAAGGGTTACGAGCTGGAGCTGTGCACCAAGGCCATGCTTTTCGACAAGATGCAGAAACGCCGCGCCGAGGCCGAGGCCAAGCTGGCCGACGTGCCCGCCGTGCGTTCGCCGCGCCGCGCTGGCCTCGACGAGGGCGACAGGCTGGGCCGCGCCCGTGCCGCGCTGAACAAGAACCCGAACAGCACCGAAGCCCTCGCCGCGCTGTTCGCCGCCATGTAAGGAGTGAGAATGGCTATTGTTTCCGGCCAGCTCAAGGAAGCTGGTATTCAGGGTAAACCCCGCGATATCATGGATGAAATTTTCAGCGTTGCCCCCACGGACACGCCTTTTCTCAGTATGTGCGGCCGCACCGAGGCTTCGCAGGCTCTGCACGAATGGCAGACCGACGACCTTGTTCTTCCCGGCGAGAACGAGCGCCTCGAAGGTGCCGACACCACCGAGTTCACCAGCACCACCAGCACCGAGCTCAACAACCGCACCCAGATTTTGAGCAAGGCTATCAACGTTTCCGGCACGGCGCAGGCTGTGCGTCAGGCCGGTGTGGACAGCCAGTACGCCTACCAGATGGCCCTGCGCTCCAAGGAGCTGAAGCGCGACGTGGAATACGCGCTTTTGCACAATAAGCTCGCACGCCCGGAAAGCGGTTCTGAGGCCCGCCTCATGACCGGCCTGCCTTGCTGGTTCACCGAAGGCGGCAATCTGCGCCTCGGCGAAGGCGGCAAGGCGGCCAGCGCCACCAGCGCCGCTGTGGCCGGTACCCTGCGCGAGCCCTCCGAAGCCGAGCTCAAGGCCCTGCTCATGGACATCTACCGTGCGGGCGGCAACCCCGACTGCATCATGATGAGCCCCGAGATCCGCGTGAAAATGAGCGAAGTGCTCACCGGCGGCGCTACCCGCATGGAAAAGGCCGACGAAAAGACCGTGCACGCCGTGATCGACGTGTACGTGTCCGACTTCGGCACGCTCAAGCTCGTGCCCAACCGCGTGCAGGCCTTCGAGCCCTACGCCAAAAACTGCGCCTTCGTGCTCGACCCCGAATACTGGAAGGTCGCCTATCTGCGCGGTTTCACAGAGGAAAAGCTCGCCAAGACCGGCGACTCCCTGAAGGGCCACGTGATCGTGGAGTGTACGCTGGAAGCCCGTCAGCCCAAGTCCAGTGGGGTGTATGGGGACTTGAAGGCGTAAGGGGAGGTGTGCGGGAAGCCCCCCTTCCCGAACCCCGGGGGAGTCGGAGCGCCCCGGCTCTCGGCCCTTGTTACCTTTTAAAAGGAAGGCCTCCAGAGCCTTTTGGGGGAAGTCGGGGAGCGAGGCTCCCGGCCTGCTTCGAGTGGCGGGTATGGTGTCGTGTCCCGGCACTCCCGGCCTGCTTGGCAATCAGCTTTCCTGTTTTTAGAACGTGTCGCCCTCCGGGCAGGGGAAGGCGGGTGCGTTATGGGGAACTACGTTCCCCCTCCTGCACCCCCTTCCATCCCCCCGGAGCACCCCCTCCTTGGCTCTCGTATTTGCTCGGACCTCGCTCTGGCCCGGTCGATTTTCAGGGAAAATCGACGCGTGCCACAAGCCGCTCGGCAAGCGCCACCACGACCTTCCTTCGAGCTTTGCACGTATTTGAAGGCGGCTTGCAAGCCCTCTGTTTCCGGGAGAAGAGCTTCGCTCCACCGGCACGTTGAGCGGAACTTTCAGCCGCAAAAGGCCGGGCAGTGGCGCGGAAGGCCTCCTGCTTGGCGAAGGCGAGCGGAGCCCGGGGCCGCTGTGCGCGTAACGCAAAAGGCGAAAGAAAATCGGGGAGTAGAGGTGCTTGGAGGGTGGTGACTTTCGCCCAACGGAACAAGGGGAAAGGCGGCCGTTGCTCGAAGCGGGAAAGGTGCTAGGCGGCTTACGCTCAACGGGAGCCAGCCCCTCCCGCAACCATAACGCCCTCGGTGCGCAAGGACGGAGGGGCAAGCAAGGTGTGTAGCTCGAAGCTCCCGATGTTACTTCCCGCGTTGCCCAACGCTCGACAAGGTGCCCGGTGCCCTTTGCTCAACGCGAGAAAGGTGCTAGGTGCCCGTTGCCCAACGTGAGAAAGGCGTTAGGCGGCCTCAGCCCGAAGCGCAAAAGGTGCTAGGCGCGTTTAGCCCAACGTTTGACAAGGTACAAGGCGCCTTCTGCCCAACGCTCGACACAACCTCCCGCAGTCCGGCGCGGCGTGGTGCTTTAGGTCGGAGGGGCCGCGAAGCGGATCCCGACAGCCGATCCGCCAGTGAGCGGGGCG